CGATTGCCATGAGTGATGGTTACAGCAAAGCCTACACTGTGCCAGGCAACAGCGGGGTATTGACATCGGGCTCAACTTACTCTCTACCATCAACCAGTGGAACTACCATCAATGTTCTTGTAATCGGTGGTGGCGGTGGTGGTGGTGGTGGTTCAGGACGTAGTAGTTTTGCTGGTTACTTCACTGGTGGTGGTGGTGGTGGTTCAGGCGGCAACGCCTATGCCACAGGAATACCAGTTACACCGGGACAAGGAATCAGTTTCTCCATAGGTGGCGCCGGTGGTGCAGGTGCGTCTCGCGATGGTAGATATTCAGGCGGAGCCAGTGGCGGATCAGGTGGCACCACCAGTGTCACAGTAAACGGTACCACCTATGCTTCGGCAACTGGAGCCGGTGGTGGTACAGTTTCACCTGATGGTAGCGTCGGTGGCAACGGCGGTGTCAGTGTGGGAACACAGGCCATAAGTCCTCCAGGTGGTTCGGCTGCTGGCGGAGGAAACCAAGTTGGTGGAACTGGTGGAGCCGGCTACACCATCAACACCACAACTGGCCTGTCAGTCAGCAGTATCGTTGTCACAGGTAGTAGTGGCGCATTGGGCGGACAAGGCGCCGGCGGCGGCCCAGCACAATCAGCCTCGTATCGCGGTGGTGGTGGCGGTGGCGGGGGAACCTGTCAGTCAGACCAAGGCGGACAACAAAACGGTACGCAGAACCCGGGTTCGGGCGCCGGCGGAGCCGTATTCATCTGGTGGGGATACTAACAATGCAATATCAATTGATTGACTACAAATGGAATGTTTCTTACACTGACCGAACTGGGGCCACGCACTCCTTTTGGCATCCAAGAACCATTTCACGAAGCCAGCAAGGTGAACAACAAGTCACAGAAGACATGATCAAACAGGCATTTCCCACAGACGCCGAAACTGAAGACTATGTAAATTACATGCGAGCCAACGGCATCAAATTTGATGACGATTCGCAACCTTGAAGTTGACAACTGGCTAAGTATCTAGTATACTAGTCAATATCAAGGATCTTCATGAAAAAAGTCTACTGGACGATCCCAGACTACGGGATTGATGCATTACAAATCGTATTTCCCGAACCTGAAAGTCTATTCAAACACCTACAGGACACCCGTCGCGGCAACGTACATCTACGTTGTCCGGCCTTTCAAGACTATGTCAAAAACACATTTGTTATTCGATCACCATTTGATTTTGACATCACAGTAGACAAGGTCACCGGAAGTCTACAGGTTGAAGGACTCACACAAGACATTGCCACCAAATTCGTAGTGAACCGAATTGACGAAATTGGGCCCGGAAATCCCTACGTTGTGTCCGCCCCTCCGGTGTACCTGTTCTATGCCACTGAAGATGTACAAATTGAATCCATACACCCCAGCATGGAAATGAACACCAGTGTGCCAAATATCATGATGATTCCCGGCACCTACAACATTGCCAAATGGATCAGACCCGTGGACTTTTCGTTTGAAATACGCGACTACACCAAACCGGTGTCGATCAAAAGAGGAGATGCAATTTTTTATGTGAAATTCCGAACTCCCAATGATGACCGCGTGGAATTGGAACGGGTACCATTTACAACCGAATTACAGAATGCCATGCGCTCTTGTTACAATGTCAACCAGCTGGTAAAGAATGTGTCGTTGAAGTCGTTGTACACCATGGCCAGTTCTTTTATAAAGACCCTGTCGTTCAATCGTACCAAAAAATGCCCGTTTGGGTTTGGAAAGAAATAATATGCTGTTCTTCTTTAAACCCAAACACATCAACCTGGACTGCTTCACACCGTTGCGGAGCAATATCACCATGTTCCCCATTGATCACTCGGCTCGGTTTTTTCCCGAATGGTGGCGGCAATTGCCCCGAGAGTTTGAGCCAGCCCCCGGTGAACCGGGGCTAGATCCGGTGTTGGCCCCCACTATGAAAAGTTGTTTGGGTTTTACTAAGTATTTTAATCGTGGTGTAACCATGCCCCTATGGTCAGATCTACGCATTGATGTCACCCAGGATCCACTGCAATATCGTTGGGAAATGATTGATGGCGACAGTTATGAGGGGCAAGCTCATGACTTCCGTCAAATGGGCACATATCTAGATCCACAACAGTATGGACATTTGAAAATCACTCCCAAATGGACATTTAGTACCACAGAAGATATCGACTGGGTATGGACACAAAATACCTGGTGTGCCACTGGCCTTGACATTGTGTTGCCGCCCGGTGTGTTGAATTTCCGATATGCCGGCGGTGTTGCCATCAACATGTTTTTCAGTTTAGCAAAACAGCAGACATACAGACTCGATGCTGGACAGGCCTTGGTCAATATAATACCCATGAGCGAGCGACCAGTCAAAATTCATTTACATGAAGTTAGCAACGAAGAGTATTTAAAAATAGGCAGCCGGGATCGGGTGTTTACTTACGGACGCAACAAGTACAAAAAGAATCGCGAGTTTTTGCAGAAAAATGAAAAAGGTTGTCCGTTCGGGTTTGGCAAGAAGTAACTGGTGTAGTTTACATGGCCGGCTAATTTTATAGCAACCAACACCAATTCCGGCATTATGGGCTAAATACTGTATAACAGGGGTCTAGCAATGCAATCAGTTAAACAATTATATCGCGAAAATTACACAGGTGAAGATGTAGTAACACATTTACACTATAGAAATGCACAATGGGTCGCAAGCAAAGAGTGGATTCCCAATGTGATCACCACAGTGAAAACTACAGAACAGGCTCTGGTCATTGGTGGTGGCATCAGCTGGAAAGAAATGTATGGCGGATTTGACCTAACTCATATTGCCAATCACAAAGGTGGCCTGATGGGCACACAACGTTTGCAAACATACGGAACCAATGCGTTGTACAAAGTTTTCACACCAGACTTTCTAGTGATTGATGACAAGCATGCACCTGAATTGGCACACACTGACTATATTTCACAAAATATTGTTTATGCACATGCCAATCCCATTGTGGACTATCCTGGTAAGTTTTATCTAATACCGCAAGACCCTGCTTGGAATTCAGGTGCCATAGCAACTTATTTGGCTGCATTTGATGGTCATACCAAGGTGTTCCTAATGGGATTCGATGGTCGTCAAGACGGCGTGGGTGATGCATTCTACGAAAAAACACTGGCCAAGGTATTTGATCTGTATCCAGATGTGGATTTTGTGCGAGTCATGCCCACAGAAGATTTCTACATGCCAGAGGGCTGGAAAAATTGTGTTAATTTAAGACAAATTGACTTTAGAGGCTTCGTACTTGAAGCCGACATCGGATAATACAGTTTCCATAGTTTGTAACTTGTCCACTATGGCAGCAAATTTAAAACTGCGCCATACCCCAGGATGCAACGGGCGTGGGTGATCAGCTAGGGGCACCCAGCAGTAGCCTCTATGCTCGTTGTTCAACACCGGAATAAACTCTTCATCCACACTGATCAAATAGGTGTGAAACACAAATTTAGCATCATCGCTGGTATATTGTTCTATGGGAATGATTTTGGCGTTTTTGATTTCGCCGCCTAGCTCTTCTTGTATTTCGCGATTCAGTGCCTGTATTACAGATTCACCTGTTTCTACTTTGCCACCCACAATGCCCCACCTGTCTGAGTGACGAGTACCATTTCTAAGCAGGAACAAATATCGATGTGTTTGGATGCAATAAATCAATGCACCCGTACTTGACGCTATCAAATTACAAGACTCCAGTCGTTGGGATAATAAATGCCTTCTACGCTCTTGGTCCAAGAGGATTCTTCTACGTCCCACTTGTATTGTACATTAGTTGTCAGGTTACTTACAAACTCAACATTACCGAAATTGGCCGCCGCTGACTCCACATGCCACTGAAAACCATCATACTGGATAATGTCGTTGGCCTGTGCAATAAATTCTGGGTGTTCCTGTTTCCAAGCAATGGCCGCTTCTTGATTGTCGTGGGAACCAATGCTGTTGGTGATGATGTATCTGGTGCCACTCGCAGGATTCAACAGGTGCGTTTGATCAACATTGACTGTGCGTGGATCTATAATGGCATTTACTGGAGTCAGTGTGTTGGCCGGCAGCGTGTCGATGTGCGGATTGAACAACATCACAGTGGCATCTGTTGGGTGAGCCGCAATGGTTCCCACAATTTCGCTAATGCCACTGGCATGACGCAATCTAACTTCACTGATACCGTTGCGTATCTGTCCGTAGGTGTTTTTTACTTGTGCCCAATCATCATATGTTGGTATTGGATTGTTGGCATTCAATTGATTTTGTTTTAATAATCTCAGTGTATTGCCAATGTACAACAAGTTGTAGTTGCGTAGTACCACTGTTTTTCTAAGCAGTAGATCTGCTTCGGCAAAAATATCATCGGTGATCATCCCGTTGGGGTCATACACATTGTTGACAACATTGGTAACAACACCCAGTCGTTTGACCTTGGCAGGACTGCTGAGCCAGATTGGCATTTCGAACTGCATGGTGGCAATACTGATACTTTCCTCTGCATTGGCGGGTATGGACCTGCTGTCCCATACGGTGCTTTTGAGTTCAACCTGTGTCAGACTGCCCCAGTCAACATAGTTGTCGGTGCTTTGTACATCAAGGCTGGGGTTAAACAGTTGAGCCAGCTGTTCAATCAATTGCAATTTTTGTTCGGTGTTGCTGGTCCAAATGTCCAATTTCAAAGTCAATTTGTAAGGCACCGGCATCAATCGCTCGATGGTGTACGCATCTCCGGGCGTACTTAGATAATTACCTGTTGTTGGATCGTATTGACGTTGGCGTATGTTCATGGTGCCCACAAACGATGGATCTTGCATGCGGTCGCGATCAAAATCCAGTGCGCTGATGTACACACTCATGGCCGGCACAGAGTTCAATGTGTTCTCACTGTTATTTTTTAAGATTTGTGCCGCTTGTCTACTGGGATCACCATACAACACCGGCACCTGTTGCAAAGGTCTTGCACCATTGGCGTTTTGCCCAAACTCAACTTGGAAACCAGACACTATTCTAATAAACTGTGTAAGGAATCTACGTATTTGACTGTCGTAAAAAAATTGCTGACTCATTGGTTATCTGCCTGTATTTTGAAAGCCCGGCTCAGTGATTGACGCTCTTTTACTGTGTCACCTTCTGCATTGGTGTATGAGTTGGTGTTGTTGACAAAACTACTGCGTAAGGTACCGTTGTCTGGTCCGGCTGTTAAGTTGGCACGTACCACTTGTTCAACCGAGATCCAACGCTTGCCACTGAATCTAAAC